GTTAGTAGTTTTCGGATTGATTTATTATGGCAAGGACACATAAACCAACCTCCCTGAAAATCGTTGAGGGAAATCGCGGTAAGCGTTCCACCAACAAACAGGAACCAGATCCGGAATACTTAAACGACCTGGCGGCTCCGTCATTTTTGACTGTGGAAGCTGCGCAAGTCTGGGATGAGATTGTTCCTGATTTGAGAAAGGCAAAACTTCTAACCAAGATTGATATTCCTATGCTGTCCTTAGGATGTGAAGCTCTTGCAAGATATAGAAAATTGACAGCTGAAATTGATGTCGACTGTAAATCAATTGGTTCAGATGACGAAAAAAAAGATAAATGGATGGCTACAACAATCCAATCCATGAGTTTCAAGCAAGCAATGGCGGTGATGCAGCAGTTTGGAATGTCACCTGCAGCCAGAACAAGAATTGCGATTCAACCACAGGGCGACTTATTCGGTGAAACTGGTTCCAATTACTTCACGTGATCCGGTCACCAAATACGCCAAGGATGTACTGAAAGGAAAAATAATAGCAGGGCCGCATGTTCGAGCGGCATGCCAGAGACACCTGGATGATTTGATCAAAGCTCCTAAACGGGGCTTTTTTTTCGACCTGGAATTGGTCAAACGAGTAATTGGTTTCTTTGAAGATGTATTGCGGCTTAATGGCGGGGAGTACGAGGGAGAGCCATTCATACTAAACGACTGGCAAGCATTCATCGTTGGCAGCTTATTCGGATGGGTGGATGAGGAAGGGTATCGAAGGTTTCGTGTTGCATATGTAGAAACAGCAAAGGGCTCTGGTAAATCGCCACTAGCTGCCGGGATCGGTTTATATGGTTTGGTTGCGGATGGAGAACAGCGCGCGGAAGTTTACGCGGCCGCGACAAAAAAAGACCAGGCTATGGTGCTATTTCGTGACGCGGTAGCAATGGTTGACCAGTCGACAGCACTCGCCAGACGGTTAATCAAAAGCGGAGTAGGGCAGTCAGTATGGAATCTTGCATATCATAAGACGGGGAGTTTCTTCCGGCCGATATCGTCCGATGATGGTCAATCAGGACCGCGTCCGCATATCGGATTGATTGACGAACTGCACGAACATAAAACTAACGTTGCCGAAGAAATGATGCGCGCTGGTACCAAAAGCCGCAAGCAGGCAATGATATTCAAAATCACGAATAGCGGTTCAAGCAGGTATGGACCTTGCCGTTCGAATCATGATTACGGAATAAAAGTTGCATCAGGTCAATTAACCGATGATTCATTCTTTGCATACATCTGTGCGCTGGATGATGGTGACGATCCTTTCAAGCATGAAAGATGCTGGCCAAAAGCTAACCCAAGCTTAAAGTACGGAATACCCGGAAAGCGCTATATCAGAGAACAGGTGCGCGAAGCAAAGGGCATGCCCAGCAAAGAAGCAATCGTCAGGCGGTTGTCCTTCTGCCAATGGACGGAAGCAGAATCACCCTGGATATCTCGCGATGTCTGGATGGGCGCGCAGCGTGAATATGGGTGGGATGAACTAAAAGACCGCAATGCATATGGCGCACTTGATCTTTCATCAACAACTGATCTGACAGGATTGGTGTTGTGGATTGAGCCGGTTAACCCTGGCGAACCCTGGAAGCTAATAGCAATATCATGGCTTCCGGATGATGACCTGCTAAGAAAAGAAGAAACAGACAGAGTGCCATATCTACGCTGGAAAGCGGATGGATATCTTGAGACAACACCGGGCAGGGCAATCAGTAAACTAGCCATACTGCGCAGGCTTGCGGAATTGCAGAATCATTTCTGTATTAAGAAACTTGGGTTTGACCGGTGGCGGATAGAAGATTTGATTCAGCTCGCGGAAGATGAAGGCATTCCATTACCGGAAATGATTCCATTCGGACAAGGTTTTAAAGACATGAGCCCGGCTCTGGATATGTTCGAGGCCGCGCTATTAAACTGTGAAGTAGTCCATGACGGCCATCCAATACTTACCTGGTGCGCTGCTAATGCAGTCACCGTCAGCGACTCAGCGGAGAACAGGAAATTGGCAAAAGACAAATCGACCGGCCGTATTGATCTGATGGTTGCTGCTGTGATGGGTGCCGGTGTTGCGTTAGGTAATGAATCCACAGAATCTGCCGAACCCGGAATATTTGTTCTATAAGGTGCTCATGAGTTTTTCAATATCATCACTGATTCCGTGGGGCAAGAAAAGTGAATCCATAATCAACGCCAGGGATTTGTACAAAGAGATTTTTGGCACAACAAATTCCAAGAGCGGTGTATCGGTAACCTGGCGCAATGCATTACGTGTTAGCACTGTATTTGCATGCGCGCGAGTCATTGCCGAAGGATTGGCGCAGGTTCCCTTCAAGTTATACAAAAAACGATCTAGCGGCCGCGGATCGGATATTGCTGATGATCACTCTTTATATGAATTACTTTATCTAAGGCCAAATGAATGGCAAACATCATTTGAACTCAGAGAGCAAATCGGTCTTCACCTAGCGATCCATTTCAATGCCTATGTATATAAAGTGCGTGGACTGCGCGGCGAAATAGTAGAGCTATTGCCATTTACTCCTGAAAGCGTGCGGATTGTCAGGGATGGTTGGGATAGACGCTTTGAAGTATATGACGGCAAAGGCGGATTAATTAAGGTTTCCTCCGAGAACATGTGGCATATCCGTGGGCCATCCTGGGATGGGGTAATCGGTATGGAAGCGGTAAAACTGGCGCGCGAAGCTATCGGTTTATCACTGGCAGCAGAAGAACATGGCGCAAGGATGTTTAGCAATGGCGCTCGTACCGGCGGCATACTCTCAACCGACTCAACCCTAAAGAAGGAAACGGTTGATGATTTAAGAGAAGCCTGGCAGTCAATGCAGGGAGGAAATGAAAACGCTTATAGAACCGCAATATTGCATGGTGGCTTGAAGTGGCAATCATTAGCGATGACCGGTGTAGATGGCCAGCATTTGGAGCAAAGGCGATTTCAGGTTGAAGAAATCTGCAGAAGCGCACGTGTGATGCCAATCATGATCGGCCACTCGGACAAAGCGGCGACCTATGCTTCTGCCGAAGCAATGTTTGGCGCGCATGTAAAATACACGCTTCTATCCTGGTATGCACGGGTTAGCCAGTCAGCATCAGTAAACTTACTTACTGGGGCGGAAAGAAAAGAAGGTTATTACCCAAAATTTGTGGTTAATGCTCTTATGCAGGGCGCCACCAAAGACCGCGCGGATTACTATACCAAAATGTGCAGCATAGGCGCGATGAATCCGAACGAAGTCAGAGATTTGGAAGAAATGAACCCGTATGAAGGCGGCGACGAATACCGTGTGGCCATGAATACAGAACAGCCCGGCAGTGGTTCATTAACAGAAGATCCCGACAATTCAGACAAGCAAGGAAATGACAATGGCGATACAGCATCTTAATTGCAACCTGATGGAATTGAAATTCTCTGATGGTACCGGAGAGGATCAAGTCGATAGCAAAGAGATGAAGTTTTCCGGATACGGCGCTGTGTTCGGCAATGTTGATAGCTATGGTGACGCGATACAGAAGGGCGCTTTCCGGGAGACATTAAAAGAAATTAAGAAAACAGGCATATGGCCATCGTTGTTGCTCCAACATGGTGGTTGGTCTGGCACTGCGGAAGATATGACGCCGATCGGAATCATCAGCGACATGGGCGAAGATGATACCGGTCTGAAGTTGGATGCGATACTGGCAGATATCGAACGCGGTCGTGATGCCTACACGTTGATGAAGATGTCACCCCGACCCGCAATCAGCGGATTATCGATTGGTTATATTCCTGTTGAATGGAAGCGCAATGACAATCCGTCTCAAGGTGAAGCTTATCGAACATTAACAAAGATTAAATTGATGGAAGTGTCTTTGGTGACGTTTCCAGCAAACACGGAAGCTCGCGTGTTATCGGTTAAAAGCGGGCTGAATATCAAAGTAGCCGAGCGCGCCCTGCGTGATGCCGGGTTCTCTCGCAGTGAGTCAAAAGCAATTCTGGCTCACGGATTCAAATCCTTAGATCAGTGCGACGCTGAGGTAATGGATGAACTGGCGGCACATTTAAAACGAAATATCGCAATTTTTTCCAATTAATAACCTCAAGGAAAATTAATGAAATCTCTATTCAAATCCAGATTATCGACAATTGTATTTGTCGTGAGTGTTATGTTTATTCTGACAGCCTGTGGCGTCGTTACCGCTGCGGATATTCTTTCACCTGAAGCACTAGGTGCTGCAACATTACTTCCATTCCTGATGGGTGATACGGCGAATATGGGCGAGATCACCGATCTGCTAAAGAAACAGGGCGATGCGTGGGAACAGTACAAAGCAGCCAATGATGCAAGGCTGAAGGCCATTGAAGAAAAAGGATATGCGCCTGCGGACACTGTAGAAAAGGTTGCAAAGATTGATTCCGATTTAACGCAACTCAGCAGAGATATTCAGGAAGTGGCCAAGAAGGCCAATCGTCCGCAAACTATTGACACAAAAGGTTTGACGCCGGAGCAATTGGAATATAAAGCGGCGCTGCAAAAGTTCTTGCGTAAAGGTGGCGACGCGAATCATCTATCCGAATTGGAGAAAAAAGCATTCCAACGCGGATCCGATGTTGATGGCGGGTTACTGATCCATTCTGAAATGGAAGCCAGTATTGATCGGGTAGCAGGCACTGTTGCTGCATTACGTAATATTGCCGATGTGCGCACCATTGGGGCGATGGGGTTGAAATCTCGTGTCAAAACTAGCGGAACTTCAGCGCGCTGGGTTGGAGAGGGTGAAGCGGGCGGCGAAACAACCAATGCAAAATATGCTGCAATTGAAATTCTAGCCGAAGAAATGGAAATCGAGCCTTGGGCTTACAACGAATCCCTGGAAGATGCTGACTTTGATATTGAGTCTGACATCGTAGAAGAAGCAGGCATAGGGTTCGGAGAAGCAGAAGCCGATGCATTCATCAATGGCACAGGGGTAAAAAAACCGCGCGGTATTTTAAAATACCCCATGGTTGCAAATGCATCCTACGCCTGGGGTAAAGTTGGTTATGTGCTATCTGGCGGAGCTGGCGTATTTGCAGCATCCAATCCCGGCGATAAGATAATTGATTTTATTCATTCATTGAAATCGATCTATCGCACAGACGCGCAATTACTGATGGCTGATACCAGTCTGGCAAAAGTGCGTCAGATCAAAGATGGAACTGGACATTTTTATCTGTTTCAGCTNNATCCTACAGGACAATTCGCCGGCCTAGTATTAGGCGCGCCTGTAGTGATCGATGACAACATGCCAGTTATTGAAGCTAATTCCTACTCTATTGCATACGCAAACTTCAAACGCGCTTACCGGATTGTGGACCGCAAAGGCATCACTCTGATCCGTGACAACCTTACGACCAAGGGAACCACGAAATTCAATTTCCGCAAGCGCGTAGGTGGCGGCATCAAAAACTTTGAAGCGATAAAATTAATGAAATTCGCAGAAAGCTAAACCTACGACTTATAGATTGTAGATATCCATAAAACCCGCTTCGGCGGGTTTCTTATTTAGGAGACACATAATGCGTGATGGACATAACAATATTGATGTAAAGCGCGTGATCAGCCCGGTATCCGTGGCTGATACAACTGCGCAAGTAGGCCAAATAATCGACCGCCAGGGATTCGATACCCTGGAATATGTAATTGCCACCGGTTCATTGGGTGATGCTGATGCGACTTTTACCGTGTTGCTGGAAGAAAGTGACGACTCTGGAATGTCCGGAGCTAATGCGGTAGATGATAAATATTTGCTAGGTACAGAAGTCTTGGCCGCGTTCCAGTTCGATGATGACAATGAATGCCGCAAGCTTGGCTACATCGGAAACAAACGCTATACGCGGTTGACCATTACCCCTGTGGGCAATGCCAGTGCAGCGTTGTTGTCTGCTGTTGCTATCCTTGGAAACCCTGCAAACATGCCAACCGCAAATCCGCCCGTTTGATTTTAAATGGCCGTTCATGGTGGTGATTCCATCATGAACG